GGCTTTTCAAACCGTGTGGGAAAGAACTCCATGAGGTCTTCCATACCAATGGGTTTGTTCTTCATCTTGGCGTATTTCAAAGCGCAGTGCGTTGCACCACCGTACTTAATTCGGCTCATGGGTTGTACCGTGCGTTCTTATATTCCTTTGGCGCAAGACCGATACGGCGACTCAACTCACGACTAAGGACTTGTGCACCACGCTCACAGCGTTGAAATACAGTGTCGGTTAACTTGCGGTATGCACGAGCCTCTAGGTACATGTCCTGTGCTTCCAAGACATTCTCGTCAATGTCACGGCGAGCCTTTGCAAGAGTGACAGTGTCCCCCTTTACCTTCTCAACCGTCTGGTCAATGATTGCTTTAGCCTCGGTGACTTTTAATATGTGAGCCTTTCGGTCTTCATCAATCTCAGCCTTTATAAGTTCAGCGTGTGTGTACGACACCCATGCCATGAACTCGGCATAGAGATTCATCAGAGCGTTATCTGATAACTCGTCTAGGCTCTCTGGCAGAATCGGAATCTGATTCTCTGGTTGTTCGGGCAGGTGGAACTTGTTCAAAAACTTGCTCATTCCCTCTGGGGACTGACCATCCGATGACCTGATTACTGTTCGGACCTTGTCCTGAGTCACTACTGTCCTCATTGCTATAGCACTCTTTCTTGTAGGGGCACATTCTGCATGTCTTGTGTTCCTTTGTCAACCATGAAGGTCGTACTGGAGCGACATTGTCTTCTAGTGCACGAACGACTGTATGACATGACGCCAAGATTGGTTCAACAATATCGGGCTGATACGAAACTGCAAACTCTTTTACATCTTGGTTTGCTTTCCATTCATAAAGAATGATTGCATCATGAATACCAAGACAATACATGTACAACTGTGTTTGACGAATGTGTGATGGAAACGGTTCTTTAATACTGTTCCACAATTCATCAGCGGTAATCTCTTTGCGACCATACGGAGCAAACAATCCATAGTTCTCCATACGGATGGTGCCAAGACCAATGCTCTTGATTTCAATGACAGCGTTACCGTGCTTGTCGCTGATGACACCGTCCGCATGTCCGATGATGTGGTGGTCTTCATCTTTGATGGGTACTTCTGCCTGTACAAGTACACCTGCGTCCTTTAACCAGTTCTGCCACTTTTGGTGAATGAGATGTCCTTCAGCAAAAATGTTTAATCGTTGAAGAGTAAATGATTCTGCTGGAGATGGGTATCCCTTAATCTTGTACCACGATGAGCGAGGACACCAGTCACGCTTACAAATCTCTGAAGGGTGAAGATGGAGACTGTCTCGCTCTTCAGTGTTCTTCATGTTCTGTTCTAGGAGATGGCGCTCTACAGGTGCCAACAATCGGTAGGGACTGTTGAGGATTCTCTTCATGTCTTCTGGTTTAATCATTACCAATCATCTCCACAAAGTCGTCTTCAACCAAGACAACATATCGGCGGTTAGCCAAATCAAACTGAAGAACTGGTGTGCGGTCTTCTAAGATGGCACGCTCTACAAGTTCCCGAAGGTCTACTTCTTTCAATGTGATTGACTTCTTGTTTGTTGTGAACTTGTTTTCAAATAAAAACTCTACGGAACGAACATCGTTCTTTCGCATCCACCCTGAGCCTGAGCCAGCGTTACGACTTCCTTTGTAGGTATCTGCTGTGCGCTTCTCTTGTTTTCTGGAAGTCTTGATGATGTTGCGCTTGTCCTCAAGGTTCACTGTTCAATCCCGTATTTGGTGAAGACATCTGTACGCAACTGTGCACGAAGGTCTAGGTCTTCACGGATACCGTCCAGAACCTTTTCCTTGCCCTGCCAGCGTTGTCCACCATAGGAATAGAACGCACCTGCTCGCTCAATGATTCCTGATGCAATACCGATGTTGACCATGTCCTTGATGACATCAAAATCGCCAAAGTCAAAGTTGTTTGAATCAGTAAAGTAGAAGTCAACGACAGCCGTCTGTTGTGGTCGGTGTGTCTTGTTCTTGATAGTACGACCCTTAATGGACTGACCAACAGTCTCGTCCTTTTCCTTGAGCCACTCATCACGCTTGACTTCAACACGGCAGAAGTAGTGGAAGTTCTTTGCCTTACCACCTGGGGTCGTGCGGTTGTCTCCCCACATGACGCCAATCTTTTCACGCCACTGGTTGATGATGAGACCAGTGCAACCACGGTCTTCTTCAATAAGTGAACGCTTTTGTGACTTGGAAGACTTGCGGAAGAACTTTCCTGTCAAGCGAGCACCAAGACCAACGGTGAACTCTTCCATCATCTTTTCTGCTTCGTCATCTGGTACGAGTGCAGGCAATGAGTCAATAACAATCATGTCAACTGCACGGTTGTCCAGTGCACGAATAGCAAGGTCGTATACCTGCTCCATGATGTTGTTCTCAACAATCCATAGACGGTCAAGGTCTACACCGATTGCCTTTGCGTATTCAGGTACGAAGTCCTCAGCCGCAATCCACATAGCGCAGAACTCTGGGTCAAGTGCTTGGTTAGCCGCAATTGTCTTGAATGCCATAGCAGTCTTACCTGATGACTCTTCACCAATGATTTCACTCCACTGGTTGACAGGCCAACCACCACCGAGCATGAGGTCATACGACAACACACCAGTTGTGATTCGTGGAATCATTTCTCTGATGTCAGAGCCTTTGACAATGCTTCCTGCCCCATACTTTTTCTGTACGGAGTTAATAATGGACTGTAGTGATTCGTACTCTGACATTTGTTACCTCGGTTGTGCTTGGTCGTACATGCCATTCCAACCACACTCGTAACAGCGTGGTGCAGGACTGGCACCGTTAATCATGGTGTTATGACCACGACCTGTTCTACTGAAAACATAAATGCTTCCGCAGTCAGGGCAGGTCATGTTACCTTCTTTACGCATTGCTTCTCCACCTTTCCACAGACGAATTGCAGTGCTCATATCAATTTGTTCATTGGCTCCACGGCTAGGGTCTAGCAACTCTTGTCGCCCACCTTGTTGCTGTGGAGGTTGCATAGGTTGCGTCTGTGCAGGTGACTGCATAGGCATCTGTATCGGTGGTGTCGTAGGGGGCGTTGTGTATGTGCGTTGCGGTGTTGGATTTTCTCCCGCAAGTTTCTTTGACCACCAGTCACTCATCGTCATACTCCTCTAATGATTCTTGCTCAACCATAAGAATTACTTTCTCTGAATCCAGTATTCGGTTTATAAGCGCCACGCTGTGAGACACGAGTGTTTTATGGAACTCGTCTCTCTCATCTTCGTCTAGTTCTCGGATACTTTCCAATTCACAAAACCAGTCAGAACACTCCAGCACTTCGCTAAGTAACCCAGTTGCAGTTATCAAAGCCCATCGTGCAATGACATCATAAGTTTCAATCTCTTGTACTTCTTCTGATGGCATAGAGAACCCAGCATCGTTGGCAAACTCCTGTCCCAATGACGGAGAGAGCATTAGATAATACATTCTTTTGTCTACTGCGCTCATCCTTTTGCCTCCGCCCAACTATATGCCGAGTCGCATGAGACAACTAGGGGAACGGCGTCAATGACCCGACCATGACCCATGGTCTCCATGAACTTGGGGGTCAAGTCCTCAATGATGTCCTCGTTTACCGACACCACCAGTTCGTCATGCACCTGTACCAGCAGTTGGGCGTCAATGCCTCTCAGAAGCCCTGAGATGCTTACCATAGCCTCTTTACACAGGTCAGCCGCAGAACCCTGCACAACGGCGTTCACAGCCTGTCTCTCGGCACGAGAGCGTGTGAACTCGTCATCGGAGTTGAGGTCTGGGAGACGCCTACGGCGACCATAGAGGGTAGATACATACCCCTTCTTTCTACCAGACTCAATGACCTGTCGCTTCCACTCGGTCAGACCAGCAAACTGTTTGTAATACTGGTCAATCATGTGACGAGCCTCTTCAACGGAGATGCCAGTCGTGTTAGACAACTTATGTGGTCCGCCACCGTAGGCAGTGAGGAAGTTAACGCCCTTACCAATCTGGCGCTCTTCGCTGGTTACTTCCTCAATAGGCTTCTTGTACAGCAAAGCGGCGGCTCCAGCGTGAATGTCCTCTTCGTTTTTAAAGATTCTAATTAGTTGCTTATCCTGTGAGAACATTGCCATGACACGGAGTTCAATCTGGTCATAGTCAGCCACAAGGAGTTTGTGACCGTCAGGAGCAACGAACAAACTACGCACCGATGATGAGCGTGGAATGTTCTGGAGGTTCGGATTGCTGGAGGAAAGGCGACCAGTTGCAGTGCGGTGCAAGTGGAATGACGGATGAAGACGACTGTTGTTCAACTTAGGAATCAAACCATCAACATAAGTTGATTTAAGTTTCTGCATTTCAGAATATTCCAGAAGCATTGGAACAACTGGATGTTCTCCCTTGAGTTTCTGTAGCGACTCTTCATCTACAGACGGAGCACCCTTAGCGGTCTTCTTTACTGGCTTTAGTGCTAGACCACCCTCACGCTTCTTGTTGAACAAGAGTGCTTGTTTGTGTGGGTTGGAGTCTGGGTTGAATCCAACAAATGCGTGCTCACTGATAGCAAGGATGATGTCACGAAGTTTGCCGTCCAACTCTTTACCAAGATTCTTCAAGGCACGAGAGTCAACAAGGATTCCGTTGTTTTCCATCTCCATCAAAACACGAAGAACTTCCACATCTAACATAAATGCTTTTTGTAGTTCTTCGTTGTTGACAATCTGTCGCCACATCCGTGTGTACATCAACCATGTCCAGCGAGCATCAAGGTGAACATAGCGTGTGGCTTTATCAAATGGAACTGTGTCAATGATTGCGCCAAGTTTTCCTTCACGACCATGTGAACTGGTGCGGTAGTTGTTAAGTACAACCTGCTCCATTGAGTATGACATCAAGTTCTCATCAAGGATGTGTTGCATCAAGATGGTGTCAAAGAATGGACCCTCTGGAATCTCGCCGTAATACTTACCTATAGAGCGAGCATCAAACTTGACATTGTGACCAATCTTTACAAGGTCACTAAAGAACAGTGGCTTTAACACCTCTAGAACTTCTGAACGGTCTAGTTGAACGGGTACCTCTGCGTGCACCGCAGGTATGTGATAGCGAGCCTTTGCCATTGACTCTTGACCATTCTTGAGCACCCTTCGGTAACCCTCTGGCGGAACCGTAGAACCATCTCCAACCTCCTCTGGTATCAAAATGACACCGACACGATGACCCATAGGGATAGCCCATGAGTGACCGTGCGTTGCTAATGCAATCCAAAATATTTCATTACGAAGTGGGTCAAGTGCTAACTCACCACGGTACTTGCCCTCAATGTTCTCACGAGCCTTACGAGCAATCTCAGGCGTAGGAGCCTTTAACTTGGAAAGGTGTGCTTTCCACTCCTGCTCAACGACTTCAATGAGGTTGGGGTGCCGTTCCAAGTTCCCACGGGTCTCCACATCAAATGCAAAGGCTCCGTGCTGTTGGATTATGGAAACGGCTTCCCGTACCTCATCAAGCGTTTTGACAACGCCGTAAGACATCAGTCGTCAGTCTGAATCTCAAGTGCGACTTCTGCCAGCGTCTTACGAGATGGCGTGCGAATGATTTCGTCTGTATACGCATTGCCACTGAAGTGGTTGAGGTCGTCCTTTGAGAGAGCCTCAAGACCCCAGTCTGCAAGGTCACCTTCACGAACCATCTGGTGGTTAGTTGATGTTGTTGCACCCTTACCTGAGCGTGACACCGTCCAGTAGTGCTTGGACAATGGTCCCATCGCTGGGTGGTCATTGAAGTTCTTCAGAGAGTCAATGACACGAGCACCGACTTCGTAGGAACGAAGGACTGGCTCTTCACCTGGAGTCATCAAAACAACATTGAAGTTGAAGCGCCATGATGGACGATTACCTGCTTCACACAATGGGCAGGTTGTGCTGGTGTCAGCGTCTGCGATGCATGTGAATGACATCTGTCCCTTACGCTCTACCCAGTGCTGGCGATAGCGAGCGTATGGGGCATCTTCAATGAACTTGATGATTTGAATTGATTCGGTGACCTTGAGACGCTTGGCGTAATCGCCTTCACCACTGGTGGTTGTGCGCTCGGTGCTACCCCAACCACTGCGAACTACTTTACGCACTGGTTCTGTTGATTCGGTTCGTGGCTTGCGTGTAAGCCCTGAATCGTTGGATGCCTTTGAAGGTTCCGTGAACTCTTGTTCATCGTCCTCAAAGTCGCTGTCCCATCTACCCATGTTGTTTGCTCCTTACTTTGGCCAATTGGCTTGTATGTAGTGGATGAAAGATAGCCAGTTATTGGCGTCTTGCCAAGCACTATTTCTATCTCCCATGAGGTTATTTTGTTCAAGGGCTGTTAGCAACACTTCAACCTGCTCACGGGAGTAGAGACGATACCCCTTGCGGTCAGCATTTAACAACTCCGCACCACTGGCTTTTGATGTCCTAAATGTTGGTGCTGGAATCCAGCCCTTTCTTTCCCACTTACGAAGAGTAACCGCAGAGCGCCCAAGTATTCTGGCTACTGCACCAACGGTGTACAACTCTCGCTGAACTCCGTTAATCATTGCAACCTTCTTGGTTACTCCACGGAAGGGGTCATCAACTGATGACTTTTCTTCTTTCGTAAGCGGTCTGTTTTTTGGTTTCTTTTTTCCTGGAAAATCAGGAAGGTCACCAAAAAGTTCTAACGGGTCCCTCATGCTTTGAAAGCCCAAGATTCTTTTTCAATATAAAACATCATGATGGTTTCTTCCAAAGACTTGTCAGACCATGCCAATCCAAGAATCTTGTCTTCGCTGAGAACTTCTATAACTTCTTTGACTTCATCCCAATAACCATTGTTCTTTGCCCATTGTTCTGCTGATGCAGAATCAAATGAGCGTGACACACGCTTTTCACGCTTAAGGCTGAGTTCTCCGATAGACAACCACAGATGACCTTTGTCGTCTGGAGTACCAAACTTTTCTACCGCAGAAGATAATTCTTTCTTCATGTCGTTGGTGCGTTTTTCAATTAACGCAAGAGCCTCTTTAGAGTTTTTGTATTCTTCTGCAAGGCGCTCTAGGTAAGCGGTATCTGGTTCTTCTCGTTTTACAACTCTCATTTTATACCTCTGTGTTTTTTAGGAAGTCGGATAATGTGCCAAGGTTTAACTCAAACTTACCTTGCTGGTCATACTGCTTGTCAAGGAACGCTGAATTAATTCCACGCTTCTGCATCAACATTTCATACTGTCGCTCTTCAATAGAGCCTTTCATTACGAACGATGTAATTGTGACATGGGGGTGTACCGAAGATAAACGGATAATTCTGGCGTCTCGCTGGTCCAACTTGCCAGCCGACCAAGGGAGGTCGTAAGAGATGAGGTAATTGGCTTGTGGTAAGTCCACCCCATAGCCTCCCGCATCAGAGGATAAAAAGAGCCGAACATTACTATCGGTCTGAAACCTTTGCTTGGCATCATCTCTTGCGTTCGCATCCATACCACCCATGAACAATACGCTGTCAGTAAGTCCGCTAGTTGCTTCTTGGATAAGCCGTAGGTTCTTCTTAAAGAACGAGAATAGAACCACTTTGTTATTTGAGTCTTCATTGAGAACATCCGTAATGTAGGAGATGACAGCATCTAGTTTGGGTGTTTTAGCGGACGGGGAGACCCAGTTTGCTTTGACGATTGCTGAAGCATACTGACTGCCCTCTGTACTTTGAGTGGGGTCGTCAAACGCTTGTGCTGAGTCCAGAACCAACTGAGGGTTATCGCAGAGCATGCGGAGCACAGTAAGGCGAGCCATAATTTGACCTTGAGCGTCATTTCCATTTCCTCCGTTGTAATGTGCCCACAAATCAAATCCACGACCACTTGTTGTGATTGCCTTACTGATTTCGTTTTGTAGGTCTTTACTTATCTTCTCATACGCTGATGCACCTGCACTGTCAAACGGAACAGGGACAACTTGTGTGATGACTTTAGGAAGTTGGTCAGCAATGTCATCACGAGTTTTTCTAATCATGACCTCTGACAAAGATTCATTTAGTTGTTTTAAGTTTCTGTAGCGAACTGGGGCACCAAAGTGATTGCGGACGATAAAGGTTCTGTCAAAGATGTCAAAGCGACCAAGAACATTTGGGTCTACAAACTCCATGATTGAAAACAATTCTTCTGGCTTGTTCTCAATGGGTTGACCTGTCAATGCAAAGCGATACTGAAATCTTTTACCAAGTTTCTTTAACATCTTTGAACGCTTGGCACGAGGAGATTTAATGATGGTTGCTTCATCAATGACCATGGCGTTAGCACCGAGGTGAGTTAAGTAGGTCTGGTCGTTGAGTAGCACCTCTGGATTAACAATGACATACCTGCATCTGATTGCTGTGCGCCATAAAACCTCTCGCTGTTTTGGTGAGCCATCAATGACTACTGCGGTGGAGTCAGTGAACTTCTTAATCTCACGAAGCCACTGGTATTTGAGTGATGATGGAACAACAATAAGAACACGGTCTACTTCATTGTTTCCAATTAGTTCTTCTAAGGCAGAGATGGTGGTAACTGTCTTACCTGCACCCATGACCATGGCAAGAAGCATTTGACCTGTGTCTGCCATCCTCTGACTTGCTTCTTCTTGAAAGGGATAAAGAGTTCCTGTAAACATCACAACCACCAAGGGATAACGGAAGAGTTAACCACCGCTTCTTCAAGTTCAGCGTCAGACATTTCTCCAATGTCCTTTGCACTGGTGTGCTTGTATTTCAACCAGTACACGCCTCCTTTGAGAAGTGGCATATCTTTAAATATATTTTTTGCGCTGTCAATTCCAGCCTTGTCGTTATCCATTGCCACAATTAATTTGTCGGCAACTGTGTAGGCAAGTTGTAATTGCTCTTTGGTGATTGATGCACCAAAAGTTGCTAGACAGTTCATGCCATCAAACGATGATGCAAAACGGACGACATCTAGTGGGGACTCTACGAGGATTATCGTCTTGTGTACGGCTTTCTCAATACCGAACAAGGTGTTACGCATCTTTAGACCACGAGGATGGTTGCGTACAAAGTCCTTTGCCTTTTCTTGCCAACCAACTAGAACACCCTCTGGACTAATTATCGGAATAATCCATGAGTAATTCTTTTCGTTCCAACGGATTCCATATGCCCGTGCTGACTCTTCACTGATGTTTCTTGACTTTAGGTACTGACTAGGGACATCACCGTAGTGTAAATACATGTGGTGGTCTACCTCAGGCACCTTTTCCCACTTAGGCATCTGTAGGCGCTCAACACTGTTATTCATCAACATCTGTGTGACAGAGAAGTCATCTTTACCTGTCAACTCCATAATCAACTGTGGCAGTGTTCCACGAGCACCACAGGAGTAACACAACCACAGACCAGAGTCTGCGTTCATAGACCATGATGGGGAGTTGTCTTCTTTACCTGTACGAGACAGGTGCACTGGGCATCGTCCTGAAATTTCTTGTCCTGCTCGGCGTACATCTACGCCAATTGACATTAAGAAGTCTGCAAGGTCAGTAGTACCAGCCATCATTGTCCGCCTCCTCTCCGTCTTCTCCTACTTCGGTGAAGTTCATGTTGTCCCAATCCCACTTGATTCGCACTTCACCCTTTGGTGCTGTACGAGCAAGAACAACTCGGATAATTGCTTGGTTGTCAATATCAGGGTCTGATTCAACACCGAGGATTAGGTCTGAGTCCTGTGCGAATGACGAGGTGTAACCAATTGAGTCCGATGTAATTTGTCGTGATTTCTTGTTACCAAGTTTCCACGCAAGAACCTGTGTGGTACCAATCAAAGGAACATCAAACCGTTGTGCAAGTCTTTTCAACGCACGGGTGATGTTAGTCAATGCTTGTGGACTTCCCTTAGGTTCACCGTTCTCATCATCCATCAGGTATACACCGTCAACGATGACAAGACCTGGCCTGTACTGCTGAATCTTTCCAGCGATGGCGCTAACAGTAGTCAATGATGAAGCATCTTCTGTCATGATGAATGGGTGCATGTTCTTACGAATCTTGATGGACTGTTCAATCTTCTCTAGTTCTGCGAGATTCAAATCGCCACGCATGATTTTGTTGTGTGACACTCCTGCAACCAATGCGTCATAGCGAGCCTCTTGCTCTTCAATACTCATTTCAAACGAAACATACATTGGTGTGATGCCATGTGCGTGAGCCGCTTGAGCCATGATGAGTGTCATCAATGACTTACCTTTCTTGGCTTCACCTACGAAGGTAATCAACTGCTGTGGGCGAAAGCCTGCGGTGATTTTGTCAAGACCATTGAAACCTGTTGGAATACCACGCAAGAAGTTTGGCGTGTCACGCATTTCTCGGTAACGCTCAATACGCTGTTCCCAAGATTGGATGATGTCAACATCACGAAGGTGTGCAACCTCTAGCGCCGCTTTTTGCAAACCCTCAGAGAGAATCTTTGTCGCTTCGTCTGTGTCATGGTTATTGAGTGATGGAGTTGCGGCTGTAACAGCAAGCACAAGGTGTTTGTGTTTGTACGCCATGTACAACTCATCAATGAGTCGTGGAAAAGGTTCTGCTTCTGCGTTGACTAATTGCAGGTCAGCAAACTGTTGTTTAACAACTCGTGGTGTTGGTACTGCGCTGTACTCACGCCAGTAACTAAGAATCCACATGTACACCGTTGACAACTCAGAGGTGAAGTGGTCAGGTCGGACACCTGCATCTACGACTTCGGTAACGCTTGCACTCTGGATGATTTTGCTGATTAGCAGATGTTCGCTACTAGCCATTATGGTGCCCATGCCTTTTCTGCGCTCACAACCGTGGCTCGTGGACCAATGATTTGAGCGACCTCTTCGTTAGAGGTGTAGATGATACGCACTGCACGACTAAAGCGCAAGTCGTATTCCAAAAGTTCTGGAGATTCGTAGTAGTACACAGGGCAACTAATCCCTTTGCGTAACAACCAGTGGTCAATTGCATCTACTGCATCTTCATGGATGAATGTGTACACATCTGTTCCAAGACCTAAACGATTGACACTGTCGGACAATGCTTTGATTGGTAACTCGTGTGGTTCCCACAAACGCATAACAGCATCCCAGTTATCACGCCTGCGTTGAATTGTTTCTAGAAAAGATTTTGAACCAGCAGGTGGTGACGCAAGAAGTCCATCAAACACAACCCCTTGTGCCAGTGGTGCGTAATCAATGATGTCATTGCCCTGCATTATCTAGTCGTTCCCTTTTCCAACCATTCTGACATGCGATAGTCATCGCCCCTCAATGGCGCAATGTAACAACTGGATTTGATAATTGATTGAAGACTGGTTCCGTACAACTGGTCAAGCATTGCTGGCTTGTATGTACTTGTGATGATTGTTGTCAACTGGTTATGGTAACGAGATTCAATCAACGAAACAATTGTGCGCTTCGTAAAGTCTGTCGGCCTCTCTGAGCCAAGAGAGTCAATAACAACGATGTCAAAAACTTCTTGCAGATACTTCATTGTGTTTGGGTCTTCATAGCCTTCTGGAAGTTCATCACCAAACTTGATTTCGTTGTATGACATCTGGATGTACTTCTCAGAAGTAATGAACATGCCACAGAGGTTGTTCGTATAAACAACTCTCTTCAACAATGCTTGAGCCAGGTGTGTCTTTCCTGAACCCGTTCCTCCGCAGATGTACAAACCTTGACCGTCTTCCACCATGTCTGGTGCTTTATCAACCCACTTGTGGATGAGGTCTAAGGACTCCCTGTCTTTCTCTAGTGGCTTGAATGTGTCCAAGGTTTGTGTGCGGAATCTCTTAGGGATTGCAGTGTTACGGACACGCTCTTCTGCTGGTCTGTTGCGCCAGTATTTTTGACTACGAAGTTCACCCATGATTAAAGCCTTCGGTCAGTTTCAACATCGTCATAACTCTCTGGTTTCTGCTGGTTGGTTGCTCGTGTGGCGAGAGCGTCAAGATTAGCAAGGAAGGCACGCCACGGAGCAACACCTTCTGTCAGTGGCTTTCTCTTGATGTCCACGATGAACAGTTCCATCATGCTACGAATCTGGTCTGAGGTGTAACCAGCATCACGAAGTTTCTTTAATCCTTTTGACATCGCTGGAAAGTTCACGGGGGAGTTCAACTTGCCCCAAGCGTCTCTCGGCAACAGTTCCGAGAAGTAGGTGGTCATCCCAAACAAGGTGTCTTTTCTCGGTGTCTTTTTCGGCGTTTCTTTTTTTGCCTCTGGGTCTTCTCCGAAGGCTGGTCCCCAATCATCAGACACGACTGACCTCCACATCGTCATACCCCTCAGTCTGCCTCTTGATATGGGTACTCTTATTTTTACTCTTATTCTTATACTCTTTATTGGGTGTCATGGGTGACACTAGGGTAGTGTCATGGGTGTCACCACCCCTAGTGTCACCAGTGTCACCACCTAGTGTCATGGGTGACACTACCCCCTCCATGGCTTGGGGGTTGTTGAAGTTGATGAGAAAGGCATTGGACAGGTTATGCCCCTTGGTCCCACGGTGCTTTCTGATGATGACACCAGCCGATTCCAGACGCTGAATGGCACGGATAACTGTGCGCCTGTCTACACCTACCTGCTCGGCAATGTACTTGTATGAGGTCGTGGTTGTCTGGGTCTCAGGGCGCATGTACACCAGTAGTTCCAAGAGCACTGCTTTGGCGGTTGAATCCCCTTGCAAATAGGGTAAAACCCATCGGGGAAAGGCTAGGAAAGGACCGCCAAATTTGGTTGACATTTAGTTGCTCCGTCTGTTGATTACTGTGGGGTACTGATGATACACTCTTTCCCCAACACTTGGTTGTACCCTGTGTTGGTTGCTCAGAGTGGTGCAGGGGTTTTGCCCCTGCATCATTCATTTGTGGGCTAAAATAGTCCAATGGCTACAAAGAAACAAAGCGATAAAAAAGAGTCCAAGGTAAACGAGGCGGGTAACTACACCAAACCTGCACTTAGGAAGAAACTGTTTAATCAGATTAAGGCTGGAAGCAAAGGTGGAGACCCAGGTGAGTGGTCTGCACGAAAAGCCCAGATGCTTGCTAAGGAATACAAAGCACAAGGCGGAGGGTATAAAGACTGATGGCTAAAGCGAAGTCTCAAAAATCTTTGGACAAGTGGACCAAAGAAGAGTGGGGAACAAAATCTGGTAAGCCTTCTACTCAAGGTAAGAATGCAACTGGGGAGAGATATCTTCCTAAGAAAGCAATTGAATCACTAAGTGATGAAGAGTATGCGGCTACCAGCAAAAAGAAAAAAGAAGGCACAAAAAAAGGAAAGCAGTTTGTGCCCAACACTAAGAAGGCTGAAGAAGCCTCTAAGAAAGCGAGAAGTAAATAATGTGCGCAAAATGTGGATGCGGATGCAAAGCAGGAAAGCCTGACAAAGGTTGCAAGTGTGATTGCAAGACCTGTAAGGGTGCTCGTAGCAAGGTAAAGAAGTAATGGCTGAGAGCAAGAAAGACCCACGCCTTGAGCGTGCAGGTGTGTCTGGTTACAACAAGCCTAAGGCAACACCAGACCACCCTACAAAGTCTCACATTGTTGTTGCTAAAGATGGCGACACAATCAAGACAATTCGTTTTGGTCAGCAGGGTGTAAAGGGTTCTCCTGATGGTTCTGCACGCAACGATTCATTTAAGGCTCGTCATGCAAAGAACATTAAGAAGGGCAAGTTGAGCGCCGCATATTGGGCTGACAAGGTGAAGTGGTGAGCGCACTTACTGATTCTCTTAAGACCGTGTTATCTGATTCGGTAACGATGTATTTCGTTGCACAGGGATTTCACTGGAATGTTGAGGGACAAGACTTCAGTCAGTACCACGGTTTATTCGCAGAGATTTATGAAGATGTCTATTCAGCCATTGACCCACTTGCGGAAGATGTACGCAAGTTGGGAGAGTACGCTCCGTACACACTCAGTAAGTTCACGAGTCTACGCACCATTGAGCCAAAGGATGTGAAGCCCGAACCAAAGGCAATGGCAAAGGAACTCCTCCGCATCAACGAAGGTCTGATTGAATCGGTTAACAAGGCGTTCAAAGAAGCAGAGAAGGCTGGCGAGCAGGGCATTATGGATTTCTTAGCAGGTCGTGATGACATGCATAAGAAGTGGCGCTGGCAGTTAACTGCCTCCACCAAGTAGTCGCTTAATCTTTTCAACAGGTGCTTGAGCCACCTGCATAATCCCATTCTCGTACCAAGAAATAACAGCGAACTCGCTAGGTAGTTGTACGGGTGGAACATGGAAGTCACTAGAGACCACTGGTGCAGTAGTTGTTACCTCTGGTGTACATCCAAGGATTGCATCAACAATTTCTTCCTTGGTCTTACCAACATTCTCAACACCCATTGCTTTAGCCTGACGGCGAAGCACTCCAATGTTCATGTTTATCAACTCATCACGGCTAAATGGTGAGACATCAACTGTCTCTTCAACTTGTACAGGTTCTTGTACAACTTTCTCAGGTTCTGGCGAACCCTCAATAACAATAGGCGTCAGTGCCATAGTCAAGTCCAGAATGGCTTTACCAGCGTCTGCACACATGATTGCCAACTTCTCAGATGATTCCTCGTTAGATTCATCCCACAGAAGGAGAATCTTGTCGCACATTTCCAGAATGGACTTTACAGGGTCTTCTGTCTTGGTGACATTGATAGCACAGTTCAACAACGCTTTTGGTGCATTGTCATCAATGCGATGCACAGCATCAAAGGGAACTTCATTATCTACCAAGAAGTCATAGACATCACTAACGGCTCCCTGTGGAGCACGGCGTGCGTGGATAACAAATGTCGCTTCGCCATCGCCATCAACGATGTCCAGCAAACCGTCTTGTACTACCTTGGGGTTGGCAGAACCACTGCCGATAATCCCATACTTCATGTTGTTGCTCCTAGTTACTTGTAGGTCTTACGAGCCGCCAAGTCTCCATGCAATGTAATGAGTCGCAAGAGACCGTGACAGGCAGATGCGATTGTAGCAACCACCAGCCCACTTGTCCACTTGTCAGGAAGGTTTACGATGAAAGATGTTCCATAACCGAAAGCAATACCAGCAATAATCTTTACCCATGGCATTGCTTCTTTAGGGGTAAGAGCATTAAGCAACTGCAACAGTTTGTAGACGGCAAGACCCGCTAGTAAATAACTCATTCTAAAACATCCCACCTAATCTCGTAATCCGTGTTCTTAACAAATGTAACGGGAACAATATAATTTTCAACAATATTATCAACTACTGCTTTAACACGAGCAAAATCAATTGTGTAATAAGAGAAATCGGTGTGCTGAGAACTACCAGCATTCTGTCCCCAGTGATAGTCATATAGACCTTCCCCTGTAGAGCCAGTAGGGTCTGGGATAAACCCACCCGATGGTTCATTTCCTGTAAAAAAATCACCGCTAGAGTTCTTATATTCAATCAATGGTTTTTCAAAAGTAAGCACAGTAGGCTCGCTTTCTGACAAAGTTATACTGAACTTATAAATAGGAACAACATTGTAAGGTAGAACTGTAGAAGAACTTGGAATAGTTGCCATAATAGTGCGTGAACCATTAGTCAACGAGTCCTGAAATTCTGGAAAATCAGTGACGGAATCATTCCAAGAGTCAAAATACGAAACACTTGGTGGTGGAGACATTGACTCAAGACCTGCCAAGTCATACGCATAGATAAATCTTGGACTAAAGTCATGCGAAGTTATTGCAGAGTAATAGTAAGTTAAACTGTTGTTGTATTGAAAATCTCCACGAGAGTAAATTAACAATGTGGCAGTACCAGACAATGCAGGAAGAGTTACGGTTAACTTATTTCCTATAGTAGACACTGTCAAATCGGTTGCTGGGTCACTGCTAAACACCGAGTAAACGCCCCAACCGTACTCTCTACCTGAGGCATTAAGGTCAGTCCATACACGCTGTGTAACACCAGTATCTGGTGCTATCGGACTATTTGCTTCTTGTTCAAGAAATGGGTCACTAAAAAGATTTGCACGCATGGGGTGAATATTAAATACCGTAGTGGTATTTCCACCAGATGTTTCAATAGTAGTAGTTACTCCACAACCAGATAAAGCCGAAATATACGATTCAACACTGTTTGTAGTTCCTTTAGTACGGCGTAGGTAACCAATATTGTTTAAAACTGAGCGCAACTTTCCAGTACCAAGTGCATCTTTTGTAAACTCAACACCAGTTTGATTTGCCAAAGCATCAATAGCAGAACTATGAATTACATCAGGGTCATTAATACGCATCGTGTCATAGATAATTGTCCTGATTCTGTCTAATTCCCAACCAAACAATTCAATATAGCGATAAAGAGGACCGTTTTCGTATGGGTAATCTACCGTATTTACTACATAGTCTCCATCAAGTTCACGGTAATAGGACGGGATTCTTCTCCACAGGTCTTCCGTTGAGTTAAAATTTCGGGGTATCTGAATAGATAAGGTCGCTACTCTTTCTGTAAAACCGTCCCCCGCTGAATCTTGGTAGCGGACAAACATTGAGTAGTAAACCCAACTACCTTCTTTTATGTACAGATAATTTTCGTCTGTATATGAAGACCTAAAATTGTCTGCTGTAACGCTTAAGGTAGAAAACCCATCGCCTGCTGTTACAGGTTCACCATAGTTTGACGCACGGATTATTACTTCAACAGGCTCAGTCCCTGTTGGAACAGACACAAGGGTAAATCCAAATTCCCAATTTAATTCAATTGAGGTACGATTGTATACTTGTGCTTCAAATGTTGATTGTAAAAATGACTCTGGTATAGGAAGAAAGAAACCATCAGCACGAAGACCACTATCACTAACAGCGTCACCAGAACCATTAGGTGTAGATGAGTCTTGCGTTACATTAGTACGGCGTAGGGCGGAACCTCCATCAGAGATAGTTTGTCGTACTGTGAATGATGTAAAAGCCATTAGTTACTTCCCGTAATTCCACCGTACATTACAAGGTTGACAGCAGGAGCATCAGTGACTGATAGTGCTGAGTAATCCATCAAGTCTGTAAAGCAAGGAATCTTCGTTGCGTCTACTGTTACATTACTAACAGTTCCTACACTGTCGGGGGTAGGGTCATAAGTAGTAGACAGGTTCGTAAGTACCACATAATCCACACCAGTGACATTTAAAGCCGCTCGGTACACCTCACCAATTGTTAGAGTTTGACCAAAGTAAATGTTTTCAAAAGACAGCAGATTCTTTACTGCTTCAACAACATCATCTTTAACCCAACTTTGTACATAAGTGCTCTTTACATATACCTGCATTCCTACATAAATAGGGGTGCACTCAATGTACCTATCAATTGTTCCATGGTCTACTTGATTAGTAACCAAAGAAGTAACTCCAAGAATTGAGCGTGTAGAGAAATAATTTTCTACATATTCAACCATTGGTGTTGGTATTTCAATAACTACTTTTTGTGAGCCTGCGGTAATTGGTGCGGGAGGATATGAAGATTGATGAGGAACAGGATACAGCACCACTGTGTTGATTGTTGATGCAGTGGCTCCTGTAGTTGTCCCTGTGGGAGAAATGTTGTAAGAAGCCGTATTAACAGTAAATGTTGTTCCTGTTGGAACTGATTCAATTACACCACCATCTAACACATAGGAAGAACCGCTACCACCATCAATATTTACATATTGACCAGCAACAAAACCATGGTTTGTAGAAGAAGTAAAAGTTACTGTAGTGCCACTAACTGTACCGCTTACAGTTAATGCGTCACCTTTTCCATACTGTGCTGTAGACCTACTTACACCAGGGGTCTGTAGCAACAGGTCCTTGTAATCCTGTAAAGATACTGCACGGTCTTGTGTTCGGTATAACTTGGAAACATTAGTACGAATAGATTCAATGGATTCTTGGTCAGCACCACCATACATTGCTCCAGAAGAATCAATTGATACATAAGAAGATGGAGTACCATTGACAAACTTAATGCTTCCAGATGGGAGATTACCAACTGACCCAATTGTTGTTCTGTATGACGCAGTCATTGATGCGTTTGTAGTTGGTACAAAACCATTAAATGAGTTACCAAATAGAATTTGAGTGTACCCATCCGAAGTAACTTTTGTTGTAAATACTTTATCTACAAAGTTAGATGTAGACAGTTGAGAAACATACTGATAAGTAATTGGTGTGGGCACACCGCCTAATAAGGAGCCTTCGTAAACCTGGATAGTGATGCTGTCATTGTCCACATTCTTTTTCATTAATGTGTACACCTGATTAGGCTTACCTGTACTCAAACCAAGTGCTTCATTAGAAATAATGGTTCCTTGCACCAAAGAAATTGTTGACTTTGCTCCAACAGTTGTGAAAGTAGTAGATGATGGGGCGTAAAAAGATATTTCAGTGTTGTCAGCGTTATATCCTGAAAAAGTAGTGTATTGAGGAAGCGTATACGCAATGTTGTACGAAAGAGTTCCGCCAGTAGTGCTGTTACCAGAAATTACATTTGTAAATTGACTTCTTAATAAAACAAAAGTGGTTGCAGTAGGAGCACTATAGATAATCACATTTGCTTGATTAAATCCTGATGGTGACATTTCAGAAATGGAAACAAGTTGGTTAGCAGTTAAATCGTGGTTTGTTGTTGTGGTAAATGTGACAATGTCCGTGTTAACTCCACCAATACTTACAGTAGAAATTACGGCAGAACTAATTACCCGTGTTTGAACAGATGATTCAGGAAATGAGTTTAGTTTTACTACTGCCGTGCCACGAGAAGCACGAGATGATGCAGGGATGTAATCCATAAGATTAGCAATAGCCATTACTGACTCACGCTGTGTTGCTGTACTTAGAAATGTTTCAGCGGCGGCTCGGTCAATGTAGAAATGCAAAACATCTCCCATGTAAGCCCATAGGTCTACAAAAACATTTGCAAATTCAGAGGCATCAGCACCATCCCATTCAGGGATAGTAATAGCCGCACGGTTGATGAGGTCCTGTCGGATAGAAAGGTAGTCTCGGCTGGTGTAGTCAAAAGTAGCCATAATTAAAAAGTGCTTTCCTCAGTGATAAAAGTGTCAGAATTAAAATTAGCAACAAAAGTAGCCTGACCACCGTCCGCTGTTTTGTATACAACACGGACAGCGAGGTTTGCTTCCTCTGAGTTACCAAAATTTACAGCGTTACCGTTCTTTACCTGCAAGTCTGTAATTTTTGCATTACTTACATAATCGTTTAGGTCACGAATTGCATCAATTCGGTAATCTGCAAAAACCAATGGGTCAAGAGGTTCAAACAATAGTGAACGAATAGCAATACCATAATCAGGTCTATTTACTCGCTCGTACTTGTCCGTAGTGAGAACATCAATGATTCGTTGCTTTGCAATAACAGCATTGTTATTTGTTTCAGCAACTTTGCCGTTCTCAAATCGGAAGGGAATAGAAATAGATGCCATTACCAAATTTCCTTATGTGTAAACATTAACGAGTTCCTTTGTTGAAATCCATCTATAATCTTTAATTACTGATTCAGGAATTGATACGGCGGGGAATACTTTTTCTAATGGGTCAATGGTACTAGAGAAATCAGAGTCTTTCTCAATGGTCAGATAAGACATGGCAGAACCACGGAAAAACTCATGACGAGCCGACTTTACAATCCAAAGACCATCTACAGATGAGTTGTATTGGGTAAGTCTTACCACCATCCCAGGCTGTATTACGGGGTCTCCAACGGCGTCCACTTGAGCCGTGTAAGGGAACTTCATACGACTACGACCTTGTAGAACCGCATTGGCCATATTTATAGACATAGCGTTCTCAGGCACCTCATCTTGAAAAATTGACTCAACAGGGGTTCCATATCCAGTAGACACATTCTTAGATAAAGACACCACCTCACTGTTAACAAGGGCATGGATGGTGTCGGGAATTTTTGCCGATTCAGGGGTAACCGCCCCCACCAAGGCAGTAAATTTAATTACCTGACCTGGCTCTACATTCATCACTCCACGGTTTCCATACATAGCATAGAGAGGTGAGGAACCATACCTAGTCAAAGATGTAAAGGGGTCCCAGATGTCAATGTGGGTGCTACGCATAGATAGTCTGTACCCAAGGTAGTTACAGGCTTTCTTTAGTAGGGACCAATCCGACTCACCTGACTGCACAAGTCGTGGGAAAACATAAGGGTCATTAGGGACAGACACTGTGAAGTTGTATCGCTCAGATATTGTCTTAGCAATCTGTGGCAATGTTTTTTCGTTCCAAACGGCTGTCCTACGATTACGCATTGTGTATGAAGTTCCGAGGCAATACATGCGAGTAACTTGGAAAGGGCTTCCATTTATTAATCCATTTGCGTTTACAGATTCTGGCTCCAAATATGTGATGTACCCATTAAATATTCGGGAGCGTGTTTTTCCGACAATTACCTTGATAGCAATAGGTAGGTCAATATAAGTAGTTAAATATTCTGGTGGAATGCCTGCAATATCTAATGTTGCCAAATCATGCATGTTTTCGCATAATTCAATATTGACACGCTGAATAGAAGTAAAATCCAACAATCCGTCATGGATTAATACTTCAAATTTTAATTCAAGTTGCGACTCGCTAGATGTAATCATCGTGGAATTCTGATTCGTGTACCAATAGGGATTTGGTCAGGGAAGGGAACATGCGGATTTAATTCAGCAATTCTCCAATAAAAGATTGGTCCACCAAGATGTTTAGCCGCAAGTTTTTCAAATGAATCACCATCACGAGTTATGATTGCCATATATTGTGTTGTAGGTGCTTTTGTATATGTTGCTACAACATTTAAATTGTTGTTTCTAACTTCTTGTGTTGCTCTATAGCGAGAATGTATCTGAATCATAATTCACTTCCTGCTCTAGTGGGGCTTAGTGGGTTACCGTTAGCGTCAACAGAGAGGGAACCTTGGAATGCAGAGACCCCAGAAGTGACGCTAGAGGCAGTTCCGTCTACCGTACTCCATTGGTATCCATGCACTGTAGTAAATGGGAACTCCTCTTTTACCGCCGTACCAGACTGTGTTTTTCCAGAAATAACAGCGATAATTCGGAAAGAAATGTAAGGTGTCTGAACTCGGTCTCCTGTTGGAAGGTCATTAAGTTGTTCTGTAAATATAGTACCTTCGTTAAATATTGGTACTAAATTACCGACATTTTTTGTACCATATACATTGAATGAATCTTTTTTACCGTCTTGCAATAAAAGGACACGGTTAGCAGATAACTCTGCTTCAGAAGGTTTGTATGTTTGAACACTTGAAAAGTAATACTCTACATAAAATGAAAAGTTACCTTCTGTAAATGTTCCATTTTCCTTTGACCGTTTTAAAGCATCAGTTATCTTAATATCAAAAACTTTAAATTTAATACTTTCCGCAGTGACTGTGTCAGGACTTGAAGTTACCTGAGTAGAGGCACTAGCACTTCTAAAACCGCCTCTAACAACCTGTTTATTTTGGTCATCCGTGGTGTCTGTCTCATTACCAGTTTGAGCGGCCTGTACTAAGTTGTCATAAATAAATGTCTTTTTCTTGGCAAATCCAATGTACAGCGCATACATATTTATAGTCACTTTGCACTGTGTTGGTACCATCTTGCGACTAAATTTTTGAAATACAACATCTACGCTTGTTGCAACACCTTCAACCATAAACAATGAGGAAAACAAAACACGGAATGGTAAAGGATTAAGAAAGGCAGTGTTACCAATGTTGGCATTAAATACATCCGACATGTCTGTTGTAGAAGGGGTATCAATAGGAATTAATTTCTTTGCCTCATCTTCTTGACCACTTTCTTCCAACTCTTTCTTTTCGTTTTCTATTAGTGTGTTTCGGTTGGCGTATTGTCTTTCAGTTGTCTTGACCAAAGAGTTAATCATGTCTTCAGACAAACCTTGTCCAGTAATGGTGTCTAGAACCATCAAATCAGCCAAAACACCAATTTCAGAAACAAGGGCTTGTGTACCATTGGGTAATGTCAACCAATCAGTATCAGGGTCGTTATAACCAGCATTAACCTCATGTTCACGGTTGAACATTAACTCAAAGCCAAAAGACGCAGTACCAGGCACTGGCTGCATCAACTGTGCTGGGTCTTGTAATAGTGGCATCATAGTTCCAACGGATTGTTGGACTGAGCGAACTAATACTTGTGGGTTAAATTGGAAAAACAATCTACGGTTTTTCATTTTAGCGTTTACTTCAGGGTCACTTAAAAGACTACGCATGTACCCACGCTGGATGGTGTCAGTTTTACCTGTGACAATGTTTGGTGCCGTTTTTCCAGGAAATAAAAACGGTGGGTTGTCAAATGCGTTTCGTTCAATAGGGTATGGTTCTGCTGTAGTTAGCCCAAACCACTGATTATCACTGTAGCCAGAGATACCAAAACCAGGGTATGCCTCTCCAATACGGCGGAGGGCTTCATCACTGTATGGTGTGTTTGAATTAGTGGGTTCAACACCCATTATGACCTCCTCATAAGTCTTAACTTCACTTCATTTTCAAGAAGGTCGCCTACTTCTTTAGCAATTCTACGCATATCTCCAGACATGTTTTGACCACCAGTTAGGTAGATAGTAGGAGACACAACAATGGATGCACCTGCTACACCTGATGCTCCAGTCATGTTGTCAACAGGGTCTCCACCCATAGCAAGTTGTGCTGAACCAAAGGATGACTTTGGAACTGCCAAAATAGCCGCATTACTTGCAGACATTTCTTTTGCGTACTGAGCCGCCATTGCACCAGCATTTGGTGATGCAACAGTCTGTACAGGGGCAGAGTTACGACTAGCAGGTGATGAGCGACTATTTAATCGTGTGCTAGATGACTTAACACTTGCTCCTGCACCACTCTTTTTACCTTTGTTTCCGCTAGGACCACCTTGCACTCCAGCAGGCTGAACATGGAATGGCTCGTCCGTCTTTGCACCTTTAGTGGTGCCACCATGGGACAATCCATACCGTGCGGCATTTGCACGAATCCATTCGTTATGGCTTTGACTAAGGTCAGCCGCAAGACCAACTTCATGCATAGACTGTCCTGGAGGAGCCATCGGAGGACCTTCTTGAGCGTGTTGGTCATATACCCACACCTCACCATTCCAGATACGGTCAGCGTCCTGTGTCTTTTCTTTAAGGTCTGGTCGCCGTGTATAGCGTGCTTTAAAAGAACGCTCTTGCTGTGCAGTGCTACGGCGTGCATCACCAATCTGAATTGCTGGCATATCAGAGAGCATCTTGCGTAGAGGACCAGCAAGTCGTGGGTCTAGTGTTGCTAACTTTTGCTCATTGTTGGCACTTAGTTTTGCCCCATCATCAGTAGACGCATCTCCACCAGTTGCATAGCGTGGCGTTGCCTGCAATCCATCAATAGGGTCTCCACCAGCGGCGGCTGAAGCGGCTGTAACGGCTAGGTCACCAGCCGCACCTAGAACATTCATTCCAGCCATGGACATGTTCATACCATGTTGTGCACCATACATGATAGAGTTGGTTACGGGATGCCCTTTGGTACTAATTTTAAGACCAACAATTCCTGACAACTTGTCTTCAAAAGCGGCAAGAACTTTAGTTGCTGTCCTTAGGTTTCTTTCAAAGTCTGCAAAGTTGTCAACTTGGCGACCATAGAACCGCTCTTCACGCTTAATACGCTCACCAGTGGTCTTTTCATGCTGTACAGCGTAAGAACCTTCAATGCCCATGGTTCTACGGTTCTCTTCCATGGAAGGGTCATACATCCCCTTTCCACCAGTCTTCTTTTGATATTCGGAGTTCTGCATGGCATATTGAATAACCATGTCTTGCATGTCCTGTGGAACACCCATAGCAGTCAATCGCTGACGAGTGTTAGAACCTTGTTGAAGGGCACCTTTTAAAGCCTCTGGGTTTGTCAGACCAGTACGGCGCACAATGTCTTGAATGGTCTGCATGCCAGTGCGTTCTTTACCACCAACTCCATACATACCCGTGCCACCCATCATAAACATACGGTTGGCAACATCAGGTGATGCCATAGATGAAAGCATCTTGGTGACATCGCCAGCACCATATGAAAATCCAGACACAGTACGAAGTGCTTCAACGGTTGAAGCCTGCTTACCTGCTGTCAATCCTGTATTAGCCTGCATCTGGAGAAGTTCGTTAATTGCATTACCACCACCCAACAAATAGTGGCTTGTCAATGGCATACGCAACTGATTACGAACCTGTGCATTAGACATTCCATACATCTGCTGTAGTTGTACGGACATACGGTCTGCTTGTAGTGAATACTCAGCACCTTGACCAATACGCTGGTTAGCGTAGTTATTTAAATCTACAAGGGGCTGTACACTTTGACGAGCCATTCCTGCCACGGCACCAAAGAGGTTAGAGACCTGACCACCGCCTCCGCC